GAAACCGGGGAAGATTTGGCCCATCATCTCGGTGATGTTGGGGTTTTCGATGGTGTTCGACGTGAACCGGTCTTCGAAGTGCGAACCGGTGATGTGCGTGGGACTCGGTTTGATCATGAGCGATCGAACCAGCGGACTGTCCGCGGCAATGATGCCGTCAGCGTTCGGAACCTGTTTGACCGTAAGGCAGAAAGTACTGTTCATCCAGTAGGCAATACCGTCTCGCAACGCGCCTTCCATGTTCGGGACGTATTTCCCGTCCTGAGTGCGAAGCTTGCCTTCGGCAGTGAACAACGCGACCCGAAGCGGGTTCCGAACGTCTTTCACCATGTCGCGAATCCGCTGGATCTTCTCGGACATGCGGGTCAAGAGCTGACCCCAGTCGGAATACTGCTGGTTGCCGGACTGGAAACCGGGCAGTGCCTCCTTGCACCGCTTCTGGAGTTGCGTCACCGAGTCAACCACGATCGACTGGAACGGGTGGTCAGGCTGGATAGTCCAACCGATCACCTGTTCAACGGTCTCCCAGCGAAGCACGTCAACGACGCAGATATCCCAGGTGCCGTCCGCCTTCGGCGGGGCCTCTTTCGGGTCCCACCAGACGACTCGGTAGGGCTGGTTCGGGTTGTTGGGGTTCTTACGCCCTTCGAACGCGTTCCAGGACCCTTCGGCGTCGAGCGCGAGCACCGGCCCGGGGCAGCTAGCCCCGAGTGTCGACTTACCGCGCTTGGTTTCGGCGTACACGAGAAACGTCGCGTTGTGACGTGGGTTTCTGTCTTCGGTCATTGCATCCTTCCTCTTTGTCTAGGTCTGAATTATATCATGACTCGCGCTGCGCCTGCCGTTCGGCTGCGTTGGCGCGGATCGCCTCATACCGCTGTTCCTTCGTGGGCTCGGTCCAGACATGCCAGCCTACCGGTGGTTTCCAGTACTGGCCGCAGTGCTGCGCCTTGCCGATACCACACCAGCGGCACGCGGACGGGTCACGCATCCTTGATCCCCTCCGCGTACCGGGCGAGCGGGTCACGCTCGCGGAACTCCTCCCGCACCATGTCCTCAGCTCGTGACCCATCGTCATACATTGGGCACAGCGTGAAGAACTGACACTTCCAAGAGCACGAGTCGTCGGGGCTCGGCTCCGCGATGTGCGCCTGCTCCTCAACCGTGGCGTCTTTGAGCAGTGCCTCAAGCTCGAAGATCTTCGTGATCTTCCGCTTCATGTGCAGCTCGTAGGACGCGATCTGGTCGTCGTTGTGGTTCACTTCGAACCGGTCATAGAACGGTGGTTTCGCCTGTTTGCCACGCTTGACCTTCTTGAGCACGTTGTACAGCGCCCCGTCACTCCACGTGCCTGCTGGTTGCGTCATGCGTTCCAACCAGCCGTAGTGCAGCATCTGCGGATTCATGTGCAACGTCGCGAGCGCGGAGGTGAGGCTTGCCGCGGTCTTGTGGTCAAGTAGGAGGTATACACCATCCATAACCCTTTTGACCCTTGCGTCCAGCTTGCCGACGACTTCGAACTCCCCGAACCGTTCCACGATCTCAGGCGCGAACTCCGAACCGCGGACCGACACGATCTCCTCGATAGCTGTGAACTCGATACCGGCGTCAACACCGGATTCGGCCACCCAATCGGCATAGCCTTCCAGCATGGCGCGTTCGAGTTCGCAGTCTTTGAGGTATGCCTTATGCACCTCTCCATCAGGGAACACCCCCAGCTCCACACAGTTGTCCTCGTACGAAGCCCAGTCGTTCATCTGTTCCTGGGCCAGTGCTTCGAGGTACCGACCCGGTTCGGGCCCGTAGAACACCTCAAGCGCGGCGTGCACACGACTACCGGACCGGAGCGGCCCCGAAGGGTTGAGCGTGATCGGTGACAAGCGTCGGTAGCTCGACAGGTACCAGCGCCTGTTGCACTGGAACTCCTTAAACTCGCTCTGCGAGAATCGACGCAGTTCACTCTGGTGGCTTGCCATACTCAACACCTCCTCGCTTGATGCCGTACCGTTCGATGGCGTCCGACAGGGACGCAAGTACGGGATCAAAGTCCCACAAGGTCAGGTGCTCGTGGTCGCAGGTGGCGGGGTCCTCGGAAACACACAGTTTCCTAAGGCCCCAATCCTCATCGTTGCTCACGTTCCCTCGCCTCCTTCACTTCGGCCTCGATTCGAGGCCACCATCTACGAATGAACGCTTGCCGGTTAACGATCCGCTTCCGAACCTTCTCCCGATCAATGTATTCGGGAGTAGCGCGGGGGTCATCGTAGTTCATGCTGGGGCTCACGTGATCTCCCACAGGGTTACGGCGTTGCTGTTGTTCATCCTGTTGTTGGGCCAGACTCCGAAATCATCTTCTGTTTCGATGCCGATCGGACCGCCCAGCCACACTTCAACCACCGATGCCGAATGATCTTCAAAATAGAGTACTTTGATCTCTTCATCCCAGAGGATTCGACGCCACCTTGAAAATCCGTCTGCGCCCTGAAAGGCCGTGTTGATGTCGGTAATGTACTCGCCCATGCCCTACCCTCCCATCAGTCCCGTTGCTTCGATCCTGGCCACTTCCGCGTCCAGATCATCGGTGGTCTTGCCCAGCGTAAGGAGCTTAGCGCGGTCGCGCACGATCTCCTCAAGCCGTTCAGCCTTGTCGTACAGCCTTTCGAGCTGCGTCTCTTCGATCGTGCCCGCGGCCACGAGGTCGATGATGGTCACTTTGTCGTGCACCTCCGATCCGATCCGATGGATACGGTCAACACCTTGATTGTTATCAATTAGTGACCAGCTTCGCTGCAACCGGACCATGGTGTCAGCGCGCGTCAGGTTGAGCCCGACGCCGCCCGCTTTATATGTGAACAGGATATGGTCGATCTTCCCGTCCTGGAACGCCTGCACCGCGGCGTCGCGCTCGTCCGCTGACACGCCGCCCGTTACCCGAGCGAACGGGATACCGGCGTCGGTCATGCGGGCCGCGGCAAGGTCGATCAGTTGCCGGTGCTCCGCTGCGATCACCATCGGCTTGCCCGGATCGTCTTCGATGATCGACATGAGTTCATCGATCTTCGAAGACTTCGGCGTGTCGGTAAGCGACACAAGCCACGTGGCGGGGTCCTCAGGAGTCTCCCCCTGGTCGACCTCACAGTACGCGGACGCGAATTGCAGCAACCGGGTTGCCCCCGCAAGATTCCCGTTGGCGACAAGAACCGTTCCGTCCTCAAGCACCGTGACGAGTTGTTCCGCGATGTCCTTGTACGCCTTCGCCTGCTTGGGACTCATCTCGACATCACGCCGCATGAACACCTTATCGGGCAACTGCTTGAGGACATCCGCCTTAATCATGCGTCGGAAGTGCGGGTCAAGGATCTTGAAGAACTCCTCTTTCGTGTCCGGCTTGAGTCCCACTATCGACATGCCGCCGAAGTGGTTGTATTCGATCCGGGCGTAACGATCAATGAAGGCCGATTTCGCAGGGTAAGTCTCAGGTGCGATAGCGTGCATGATCGACCACAGGTCACCGGGGTGGTTCGCCACCGGAGTACCGGTGAGCGCCCAGCGGTATTCAACAGTAGGCCCATGGAACACGTTCCAGATGGCGCGGGTCTGCAAGGCTGCAGGGTCCTTTACCCTGTGCGCCTCATCGAGCACGCACACCCGGAACGGGATGCGGTTGAGTTCCTTCTCGTGAACCTCGCAGGCGGACTCTTTCAAGTCCGGCGTACCGGGCTGCGTCTTCGTCTCGCATTCCATGCAGCGCTTGAGCCGCGTCGAACCGTATGAGGACAGGCGGGAATGCAGCTTCATCGCTTCGATGTTCACGATAATGATGGCGTTGGATGCTTCCGCGGCCTCGGTGATCTGCACGCGGCGCTTCGCAGCGCTGCCCTGAATCACGAACGGGTTCGCCTCAGGCAGCCAACGCTTGATCTCGCGTTCCCAGTTCCGTTTGAGGGAGTTGGGGCAGACGATGAGCGCGGGGTACGCCTCACCGATGGAGTCAACGGCGCGAATTGCCGACAATGTCTGCAAACTCTTGCCAACTCCCATCTCGTCACCAAGGAGAGCATTGCGCGCTTTGACCAGAAAGTCACGTCCGGGCACCTGGAACGGGTACAGGATCGCATCGTGCTCGTTGAAGTACGGAGAGACCCAACCAATCGACAACGCCTCGCGAAGTAGCAAGACATCATCGCGTCGATTCCGTTCCGAACGCGCCCAAGCGGCAAGCTCCGGTTCGACCACGATCCGATCCCCGAACAGCTCGCGCAGCACGATGCACGCGGCATACGATTTCGGAAGTGTCCAGCGCTTCGCCTTGCGGTCCCACTTCTTGCCTGGGATCATCTTGATCTGATAGGAGTCGTTCCACAGCGTTTCATCCTGGTTCCCGCTGAAATCACGTGTGAACAGGACGATCCGGTCGTCTTCGCCCAGATCGGCATAGATCTCATTCATCCTTCATCCTTCCGTCGTAGGTTCCATCTTAGCATCCCGCACCAGTTCTGACCAGCGGGGATAGTCCACATCCTTAAGGAGCGCAAACGCCTGTCGGGCGGCGTCGTTGGCGTGCCGCATCTTTGGGTTCCACCAGCCGACAGCCTTGAGCATGTCGTCAGAGGCGAACTTGAGGTTCGACTTCGCGTACTGGTGCACGTCAACGTTGCCGTGCAGCACCGACACAGCTTTCGCCATCCCGGTCACCTCCAAAGCATCGGTCTGCTGTGAGAGCTTCGCGGTCTTCGGTGTGATGATGTAACGCTCAATCGCCACGTGGATGTCCTCGGGCAGCGCGATGCTTCGTGCACCACCCATCACCCCCCAGAAATCCGTAGTGAAGTCGTCAGACGAGACATGCCATCCCATCAGTTCTGGGTCACCTGATGACACCCATGAGAACATGCCGGTCATGAGACCGGGGTCGATACCGATAATTACGTATTCGTTACTAGATGTCACTTTTCATCGCCCATCGCTTAGCTGTTGCCCCGCCCGCTGTAAGCGGGATCGACAACAGGCTGTCATCGTTCATAACGTCTTGCATCGTGGCGATAACGTCTGAGACCTCGCTATCGGGCACATCGGCGATCACTTCGTCGTGCACCACCAGCGCGAGGTAGTCTCCGATGCCCGCTGCGTCCAACTGGAGGAGCGCGCCCTTCATGATCTCTGCAGCAACGCCTTGGATCTGGTGGTTCACGAGCTGGTAGAACAGGTTCGGGTTGTGCTGTTGGAACCTGCGCCCGGTGAGCGGCGACTTCACGTAGCCCACGCCTTCATCTCGGTACCGCTGCGAGGCGAGACGCTGAATCGTCTGCTGATGTGCAGGCACACCGGCATACGTCCCGTTGAAGTCAGCGGCAAGCTTCTCGATCTCGGCGAGCGGTCGCTTCGTGGTCGTCGCCAACTTATCGTTTCCCGCTCCATACAGCGTGGCATAGGTGTAGCTCTTCGTAAGGTTGCGCTGCGGACTCTTCTTGGTGATCGTCTCGTCCTTGTAGATCTTCTTCGTGAGCGACACGAAGAAATCCTCATCGGAGAGGAACGCCTCGTATAGCCCGGGGTCGCGTGAGAAATGCGTCATGACACGCAACTCGATCTGATCGTAATCGAACAGCACGAACGTGCTATCAGGTGACGCAACGATGCAGTTGCGCGCGATCTTGCTCAGCGGGTCCGACTCGTCCACTCGGGTGAGCTGCTGCAGGTTCGGGGATGAACTACTCATACGTGCAGTTTTCACACCGAACGCGCCTGCGGACTGCTCTTTGTACCCAAGCGTATTGATAGAGGTATGAATCCTCCCGTCATACTCTGAGTATTCAAGAAACCGCTTAAGGTACGTCGAGTTGATCTTTTCGGCCTGCTTGCGTTGCTGCAGGAGCGCGGCTATCGGGTGGTCGATGCCTTCAAGCGCGAACTTGTCCAGCGACCACGCGCCACCATCTGTGCGTTTCCACAGCTTCACGCCGTCCGCGAGAAGGAGGTCGGTCACTTGCTGTGCCGAACCGAGATCAATCCCGAACTCATCGAAGCCGCGCTTCGTGAGTTCGACGTGCAACACGTCAAGCTCGGTCCGCTTCGCCTGGGTGTACTCGCGGTCGCAAGCTACGCCCTTCATTTCCATCTTGTCGGCAAGCCAGCCGGTCGCGAGTTCGAGGTCGTACGCCTTCGGAGCGGTAGCCATGACCGTAGGCGCATGGTGATCCCACAGCTGCGATGTAATCACACAGTCAAGTGCTGCGTACACCCAGTACACAGCGCACGGACCGGTAGCGGCGATAGGAATCGTGGCCCATGTGTACCCACCGGAGTGCATGACCTCATCAAGTTGCGACTGCATCGCCGCGGCGCGCGGGTCGATGTGCTTGGCGGATTGCTGCTTGAGGCCGATCGACACGGACGGATCAACAATGTGACACAACATCATGGTGTCATCGGTCAAGTGCGGTGGCAGGTGGATGTCGTGGTTCCGAAGCATCGCGAGATCGAAACGAACATTGTGGCCTACAAACCTCCCCATGCGCGACCACCGGGCAATGATCTCCTCTACCAGCCCTTTCCACCGGTCAATCGGAATAGCCCAGCCATCCGTAGCGGTCCCGAACTGAACGAGCCGAACGCGGTCACGCAGCTTGTCGATTCCAGTCGATTCGCAATCCACCGCTAGCCGCTCGCAGGT